CACGCATTTTGAGCGCACAGGACAATTACAAGTCCCGCAGACCTTCACATCCCAACCAAGTACAGAGCGGTTTTTGGCATATTGGCAGACATTGCACACTTCCATCCTAGCTTTGTAGATTGGTGTGTTAGGCAAAGAGATTTGTGGCAGTGTGATCATGTTCTGGTCCAAAAATGAAAAATGGCGCTTACGCGCCATTATCTTAACCTGAGTCAGTCGAAGTAGGCAAGTTTTGGGTTTCTTGCCTACTCCACTTACACTTTTGGTGTAATGGGACTAACTCAAAGATCAAGCACCTGCCAAGCCAGCAGAGATGCCGGTGCGGAAGCGGGCCACCAAGGCGGTGCAATCCAGAGCCTCAACACCAGCTTTGAAAGCTTCCAAGTCGTTAAGGCGGTTGCCGTGACCCTGGTGACGACCATTCTCGCGCTCGTCCAGGGCGCTGACTGCGGTTTGCAGAGCGCTGACTGCAGTGGCAGTGCCTTGAGCAGTAGTCAGAGCAGCAGCAGCATCTGCAGCAGCGGCAGCAGCAGCGGCAACCACACCAGCCAGTTGACCCGACAGGGTGGCGACTTGGCCTTGCAGGGTGGCGATCTGAGCAGCTTGAGCAGCGTCGGTACCGCTCAGGTTAGTCAGACTGGTTTCCAGGGCGGTGATCTGCGCAGCGATGGCAGCACAATCACAACCTTGGCCGGTACTGATCGACACGGTTGCCAGTTGCTGGCTCAGGGTGTCAACTTGGGCAGACAGGGTGTTGATGCTGGCTTGCAGGGCATCGTCGGCTTCTTGACGAGCAACGACTTCAGCAGCCAAACCAGCTTGCACTTGACCCAGCAAGGTTTGCAGGGTAGCAACAACGGTGCTGTTCTCCAGAGCATCCAGACGGTTGCCGAGGGCAATCAACTGGGTGATGATGTTTTGGCCGGTCTGGAAGCCTGCGGTGCTGGGGTCGGAATCCAACAGTGCTTGCAAAGCAGCAACAGCGGAGTTGATTGCTTGCAGGTCTACGTTGGGCATACCCAACAGGTTATTGATCTCGGTCTTGATCGCTTCGCCAGTGGCTGCGCCAATACCGTCCAACAAGCATTCAAGGGTTTGATTCAGGGTGGTCATGAGAGAGTATCCTTACGGGAGGGTTTTCTGCGGAATTGCAGTCTTTTAACTACTGTGAGTTATTTAGTGGAGCCTAGTAGTCTATGCACTACAGCAAGTTATTCGGCTGAGGTTGAGTTGCAGGTGGCTCAATACAAGTTCCACCACTCAACAACTCCGTCAGCGCCTGCAATCTGGCTGTATGCATCGCCATTTCCTGCGCCACAAGGCACCGGACAAGGTTCCCCACCTCGCGCCCGATGCCGTCAAAGGCACACTGCAATTCGTCTGACTGGCTCATACTGCAATTTTAGCCAATGGGTTTGGAATCGGAAGGGCAAACTCGGCGTTGGTGGACGAGACTGTTTTGCCAAAGTCAGAGATGTGTAGCACCTCAAGTGTTTTCGCACAGTAGATCACTGCACAGCGAGCTGAAACCGTCGCTGTTTTCCAGGCCACAGACGGCACGTCAGGAAACCCTATGTTGACGGTGCGGCTTGTATAAGACGCTGTAGGTGACCCAAGTGAGCGGTTCTTGTAACCTACACCCTTCGACTCATTTTCAGGGTCAAAGATTTCTTGGTCTTTAGGAATAGCCTTATACAAGGCTATCCTGTACTCAGAAAATCCTGCATTTAGGACTGATGCCAAGTGGCATGGCTTAATCATGGCTTTCCTCCATAACCTCCATGTGACTCACACGCCCTTCTTCATCTCGCACGATCTTCACTCGCTTATTCGGCGCTTTCTTTTCCTGCTCCATCTGTAGAGAAATAGTTACAGGCTGAGCCTCTACCGACACCTGCACAGGCTTCTGAGCCTGTTGACTCATTGCATAAGCCATATCAGACAAGACGCTGGCATTGCGCTCCGCTGCTGAAATCGCTGCGTTCGCTGTGCTTGCTGCTGAAGCAAGGTTTGAGGCATGCGCTTCTGCAAGTTTTGCTGACTGTGCAGCGAATGCCGTTTCAATCTCTGCACCGGCATTTCCACCATTGGAGGACTTGGCGTTTTTGGGTGTCTTTGGAGTCGATGACTGCTCTACCGCGCTCGTATTTGATGTGGGATTCTGGATGTTTGCAGAACCAGCCTTGAACCCAGTGCCTGACAATGGTTTCATCCCAGGCGGTGGCAAGTTCCCTGTCAACTGGACACATGCCTCAGCATCCGTCAGCAAGCCAAGGCTCAGCAGCTCAAGAATGCGCGACTGCTCCATTGCCTTGAACGCTTCCAACTCTTTTTCAGGCCGTAGGTCAAGACTCTCATACTTGAACTCAACATAACCATCAACACCCATAAGGCGAACAGCCACTGTAAACGCACGACTATAAATTTCATTCAGCTTCACACGCAAGATGTTCGCCTGTTTCAGGTAAAGCACAGCCTCGGTTGAACTTGCGTTAGAGCTGGCCCCATGTCCAAGTACAACAGGCAGTGTCTTTGCTCCTGACGATAACTTTGCATTGAGTGCATCTTGAATCTTTGTTATGATCGAGCCTGGGTCTTTGCCACCGTCAATATAGGAGTATGTGATACTGTCATAAGACACAAGTGCATCTTCAGGCCCTAGACTGTTAATCGTAGACTCTACCTCTTCGATCAAGGCTTGCTTATATGCAGCAAACTTCTCTGCGTCCGACAAAATCTCAGGCGGCACGAACCTCTTGACCTTCTCGCTGTCAATTGTCGCCGTGAGACGAGGCAAAACCGCCCGCTTCAAGGCTTTCCGCACGTCATTGTTAAAGTCTATGTCCGACAGCACTGGCTGGAGAGCTGCCTCAAGTGGAGACGCAGAGTACGCCTCTAGCAAGTCTTGATCAAGTGATGTGTAGATAAATGTGGGTGTGTCAAGGTCTATTTCATGCCCACCTACAAGTTGTACGAATCTTGTGGTATTTCCATCTTCGTAGGCCTTCAGTGTGGATACTGCTATGGGGTTGAAGCTTGCTGGAATTCTTGCCTTGTCAAGTGCAACCTCTAAGGCACAAGCGCCTTCAACCAGAATCTCATAGGCAAGTTGTTCAGACAGCGACTGAATTGTCATCTGGGCACCGTAAGAACCGTCCACATTCCCCAGGAATGTGAGGCGTCGTAGCAATTCTTGTGCCAGGGAAGTTGCCGCCGGGTCGATTTGCCCATCCAGGTCTCTAGCGATTAAGGTATAGCGTTCTGGAATGCCAGTCCGCAAGAGGGAGGAAATGGCCGAGGCAAGCTCTGGAGACACTTTGGAGAGTAGGCGAATCTGCTGCTTCGTCTTGCTGAGGTTGCGTGTTGCAGCCACCCGCTCAAGTGACGCACCACTCCGCTCTGTCTCACGAAGGGCAGACTTTGACGCCGTTGTGTTTTTCCTGTAACCAGGCAGCGACTGCGGCGCATTGGGCGCTTTCGGCAGTGGAGGCGGCGCAAGTGTGGAGGCACTTGGCTGTGCGCCGAAAGCGGATTTGAGTGTGTCTAAGAATTTCATGGAGCTTCTGACCCTTGTATAGGCTTTTCACTGCCTGACCGAATTCTAACCCAATTCAGGTTTTACCCTAAAGCTAGACACAAGTTTTAGGAATCCTGTTGCAAGTGTGGGCTCAACCGTTCCGCGCAAAAGTGTGGCTATATACATATACAGTAGTGCCAGCATGTAGTGATCTACTCCGTCGGACTTTATCCAGGTATACACAAGTTCGTCGCCCTTAAATGTTTGCGCTCTTTTCATCGACAGAATGTGTGACTTGAACTTTTTATCCTCGTCATCGTTTTTCTTTGACACTACAATCTTGCGTTTTTTAAATAACTCCATAAGTTCATCAAGTCCTCTGGTTCTATTTATCCTGGCAAGTCTTAGGTTCATCTTGCCTTCCTCCGCGTTGGCCTCTTTCTCTTTAATCGTGAAAAGCTCTATAGACTTTCCTGTATTAAAATCTGCACCGAATGCATTAGGGTCATACTCAGTTATTGCTGAGATTGTCGGTGTATATGGGTAAGCGTCCATTACGCTAACTGCACACCTGTACTGCCTTATAAGTTCAAGTCTGCGTTGAGTGAATCCTGCTACTGGCACTGCTTCTCTATGTGTGACAAGCAGCTCGCCTGCCTGTGTCAACCTACCTATTACTATATGACATAACTGACCCATATCCGCGCCGAAGTACGTAATGTCAGAGCTTTCTAAACTTGTAGATATTAGTGCGCAGTCTACGTCGTCTGCAGTTATCTGCTCATTAGACTCTTCAGCTTCTATACCTAAAACTTGGTTCTTCCACTCAGCCCTTGTCGCAAATTCAGTTGACGTTCTAACAAGGTACGAAGGTTTTAAGACTTCACAACAAGTTATTGGATTCACAAAAAATGTGCTTGCCTCGTAGTTTTCTGTCGGATTTTCGCACACCCACTCAAGTGAACTGCGACTTAACTTTGGGTCTTTTCCGCAAGATGGGCAGCACCAATGAGCTTCTTGCCAACGCACTTTAGTTATGTTGTGCTTGTCCAGTTGGTCAAGTTCTCCTGTATAGCCAGGTATGCGCATGTCAAGGTCATAAGTCGGCAGCCATTTGTGATTACAGTTGCCACAAGTTGCCATGCTGCGGTAACGCCTAGATGCTTCAGCCTCTCTACTTATACCTACACCTCGCATTGTCGGTGTTGAAAACTGCCTTACAATACCAAGTTCGGATGCTTGCAGGCGACTCCTGAACTGCTTCACCACATCAAGGTCACAACGGTCAAGCTCGTCTATCACAAGACAGTCTGCACTGATAGACAAGGCCGCAGTCTCTGACTTTGAGCCTCTGGTAAACAAGAAGTTTGACCCGATTTGCTTTAGTTCCACACTATCTACGTTTGAATTTAGCAAGGCTCTAAGTCTGGGTGACGCCTGTATCATCGGGTTTACTTTGGTAGTTGTCAGCTTTGCTGCGTCACCTGCTGTAGGAAGTGCATATATAGCGTTAAACTTCTTCTGTGTAGCTAGTGCAGCAAGAAAATAAGCTTGTGTGCTTACGCTTAGTCCGATCTGAGCGCACTTGACTGTGTTTACAACTCGGCTTGTGTTATTTACAACATCCGACTGGAACTTATACTTTCCGCTCATGTTCATCAGCTTTCCGTCTAGATAGATGTTTTTTTCTATCCAAGTTGAGAGGTTGCTTAGGCTGTAAACGTCTCTTGCGCCGTCGGAGACTGCTGCTAGGTGTTTTGTAATGAGGCTCATCTTGTTTATAGGTTTGGAGTCTAGCAAGTTTGTGCAGTATTCTGAAGCGTAAAGCAATATCTATACAAGTTGTGCAGACAAGGCTCTGCCTGTGTACGCTTCTATGAACCGTTCGCGTACCTCTGGAAATTCTTTGAGGGTTTCTATCAAGGCGCTTTCGATCAGTGCAAGTTCTGCAAGGTTGTGCAGGGCGGCTTTCTGCTTGTTGATGGCGGCGATGATTGCGACAATTGAGTTGATTACCTGAGCCTTTTGATTTAATGGCACTGTTTCGTCAAATTTTGCATCCTCAAGAAGCTGTTTCGCAGTGGAGAGTTGGTTCTCAAGCTCATCGTCTAAGGTTAACTGAGGTGCAAGGTTTTGTGATGGTGACGGTGCTACTGGAGGTCTTGTGTAACCTGTGATGAAGGGGTCTACAAAAATGTCGCTCATTTGTTGGTGTCCTGTTGGGGTTTACCAAGGTTTTCCTGTTCGCGCACCTTTTTGACGAAGCGGGCCATTGTTTTGTAGGTTGAGTTAGAGATTTCTGCGGCTTGCCTTGTGGTGTAGGTACCTGCGATTACAAGTTTTGCCAGTTCAAGTTTGTAGAGCTTGCGGGCGGCGATGATGGGTTTCTTGTCTACGACTTCGATCTTGCCGGGGAAGAGGGAGGAGAGGTATCTCTCGTGTACGTCGAGGTCTTTTGCAAGGTCTCGTGTGGTGATGACTCTGTTAAATAGGTTGAGCTTTTGTGCCTCCGTGATGCGGGATGCGACGGAGGTTGGGCGGGTTTTGGTTGGCTGCGGCCAGTGGGTGGGGTAGGGTTGCATGGTGAGGTTTTGGTCGGTTTTGGTGATAGTGTAAGGTAAAAGTTTCAAATTTGTGTGCGCTTTCGTGAGGGGGCAGGGACGCGGCGGCGATTTCATATCGCGGTAAAGTGTATACGTCAATAGGTGTTTACCCCTATGTTGTAAACATGCTACATAGACTAGGTGTTTACCCTATTAGGGTTTTCCTATAAACTATTTTTACACCTTACACCTAAAACCCGCTATAATAAAACCCATAGGCAAGTACATATCGCTGCACCTACCTGTGTGACAAAATATATTTGTTACTACGCGCTCAAAACCTAGGTTATATGACCTATAATGTAGGCTTACAAACAAATACCAGGACCGCGCATACTGGTGTTTGAACTATCATCGCGCAATTAAAGGAGTAAAGCATGTCTTTCCAATTTTCTAAATTGTTCGCAAGTGCTACGGTCAGTGTGGGCTTCGATGCCCATATCTCAGAGCAAGCCATGCGGGGCCGAGTTGCCCACGCCTTTGTGCAGGCCGTGAAAACAGACTACTCGGCTGATGTACCCGTGTCCAAGAAAGAATTCTTGGCATTTAGAACACGTCACGTGGCGTATGCCAGCGCAACACCCGAGGCACGTAGCCTCATGGCCCAACCCACCTTGTGGGTCAAGGGCCACGTCAAAAGGGCGGGTCTCTTTGAGGCCCTGGATGCGATAGCGTCAGGTCTGACCGGCTCCATGCCGGTGGACACTGCCGATTGGGTGGCACTTTTTGCGCCTGTCAAAAAAGCGGCTGCCCCAGCCCCAGCCCAGGCCGCAGCCCCAGCCCCAGCCCAGGCCGCAGCCCCAGCCCCAGCCCAGGCCGCAGCCCCA